TCATTGAACGTGCCCATTGGTCGCTTAGAAACAGAAAATCAGTTTTCTCTTGGTAGATCTTCAGAGATCTCTCGTGAAGAGTTAAATTTCCAAAAATTCGTTGACCGTTTACGCAATCGCTTTGCCGGCATCTTTATCAAGACTCTCAAGAAGCAGCTAATCCTAAAGGGTATTTGCACTGAGGAAGACTGGGAAGATTGGAAGAATAATATCCATGTAGATTTTATGAAGGACAACCACTTCACCGAACTAGCTGAAGCTGAGATGTGGAGAGACCGCTTGTCCACGCTAGATCAGGCATGGAATTACGCCGGGGAGCTGTTTAGTAAAGAATGGATTATGAAAGAAGTTCTTAAAATGAGCGAGAACGAATACGCTGATATGCAAAAGCAGATGGCTAAGGAAAAGGATGCGGGAGAGGGCACGGAAGAGGATCCCGATTCACAAGACCAAGACGTAGCTTCCAGTGACGGCGCACCTGAGCCGGATCAAGAGTCGCCTCCCAAAGACACTTAATTGTTGGGATTAGATCCCGAGCAATATCGGGCTCTAATGATAGCACAGCTGAAGCTGCAATTGCTTACCCACCATAGCGTCAACCGACCAAAATCGACACCTACAGCATCCATATATAACCCAGGTGAAATGATAACGACTCCGAATAGTGATTCGGATGATAATGAAAGTGCCATTCAGGCACCACAATAGGAGATAGATTATGTCAGGAATTGATGACATTATAGTTAACACAATTAATAAAGATTTTGCACAGGCCAACAATGATTTCAATGATATCATGCGAGATAAGATGAACGATCGCCTTGATGCTCAACGTGCATCAATAGCTCAGCAGATGGCTGGCCAAGTGTCGCCGACCGACGACTTGGATAATGATGCTTATGAAATTACAAACGATGACATAGAAGATCAATCTGAGGAGCCTGAAGAAGAATCTGAAGAAGAATCTGAAGAAGAATCTGAAGAATAATGGTCACTATAAAATATAATCCTTATAAATAATCTTAAAACTATTATGAAATCATTTCAAGAAATTAGGGAAGCCGCTTCTTACTCCAAGAGAGTGAAAGGTATAGTAACTACCGTCTCTAAGAAGGGTAATAGGTTTGTTGCTACTATTGACGGTGATAGGTTAGATGACTATAAAACCGAGAAAGAAGCAATAAAGATGATCGACGCTTTTATGAAAAATTACAAAGGGTAAACCATGAAGCTAATCTCAGAATTCAGCGAGACTAATCTAGAAGTTCTAACTGAAGCTAAGAAGGATGGTACTAAGACTTATGCTATTGAGGGCGTATTTGCCCAAGCAGAATCTAAAAACCGCAATGGTAGGATTTATCCTAAAAAAATAATGGAATCGGCTGTTGGCAAATATGTCACAGATCAGGTTAAAACAGGACGAGCTGTGGGTGAGTTGAATCATCCGGAAGGACCAACAGTTAATCTTGATAAAGTTTCTCACCTTATTACTGACCTTCACTGGGAAGGTAATAATGTAGTAGGAAAAGCATCAATCCTAGGAACTCCAATGGGCGAAATTGTAAAAGGTTTGCTCGAAGGTGGTGTTAGGTTGGGTGTATCAACTCGTGGTATGGGTAGCCTTGAGCAGCGCGAAAGCGCAATGTATGTAGGAGAAGACTTTGTTCTTAGTACGATAGACATCGTACAAGATCCATCAGCACATGAAGCATTTGTAAATGGAATCATGGAAGGTGTTGATTGGATTTGGAACAACGGGATCTTACAAGCTCAGGTAATTGAAAAAATGGAGACTGAAATACGAAACGCTCCACGCAAAGACCTCTATGAGGTTCAGACGCGTGAGTTCAAGAATTTCCTCTCGTCGCTTAAATCTAAAACATTTTAACAGGAGTCCTCTATGGATTACGAAAACCAAGAAGAACTCCACGATGACGAAAACGACATGGTGGAAACAGAAGAAGCATTCGACGGCGCTAATGCCGAAGCGGATGCCGTAGCGTCAGTCGCAAAGACTAATAGCACTAAGCAAGCTCCGGCTCGCAAAGGTGACAAAAAGAACGGTGAAGCACCCAAGAATGCGGGCGCTAAAATCGGAGCTATGTATGACAAGATGAAGACTCTCTCGAAAGAAGAGTTGGAAGTTGCATACGAATTACTTATGAGAGAAGATTTCGTTGAAGCAAGCGAAGTTGATGAGTCTTTTGAAATTGACATTGACGTCGATTTTACTGAAGACCTTAATGCTCTGGTTGAGTCTGAAGCTACTCTTTCCGAAGAGTTCAAAGTTAAGACGGCGGTTATTTTTGAAGCTGCTATCAAGTCTAAGGTGAAAGAAGAAATTAATCGCCTTGAAGAAGAATATGAAACTTTGATTGAAGAAGAGACTCAAGCAATTCGTGAGTCCTTAGTTGATCAGGTAGATGGTTACCTTAATTATGCAGTTGAAACATGGATGCAGGAGAATGAATTAGCAATTGCTAGTGGCCTTCGGTCCGAGATCGCAGAAAACTTTATGAAAGGATTCTTTGATCTTTGCCAGGAAAACTACATTGAAGTTCCTGAATCTAAAGTCGATCTAGTTGATGAGCTTGCGGAGCAAGTTGAAGGACTAGAAGGCCAATTGAGCTCTTCAATTGACGAAATGATCGAGATGGCTCAAGTTATTGAGTCTATGTCCCGAGCGGCTATCGTCAGTGAAGCGTCTTATGACCTTGCCGACACCCAAGCAGAAAAGCTTGCCGGTCTTGTTGAAGAACTGGACTTTGACGACGCAGAAACTTTCCTTGAGAAAGTTCTCGTATGCAAAGAATCATACTTCGGTAAAAAGATCGTAGAAAGCGATTCTTCAATTGCAGAAGAGACGGATTCTGGAGAGCCTGAAAAGGATGTTTCTCCTTTAATGGATTCATACCTTACTGCAATCCGTAAAACACACAAATAGTAAACAATAGTAAAACAATAAGGAGTTTCCACAATGGAACAATCATACGATCAATTGATCGAAAAATGGAGCCCAGTGCTCAACGAAGAGTCGGCTGGAACTATCACTGACCGTCACCGTAGGTCGGTCACTGCTGTCCTTCTCGAAAACCAACAAATGGCAATGCAAGCGCAGCGTGCTCAAGAGTCTGGTTTCTTAACAGAAACTGCTCCCACATCTACCGGTAGTATTGGTACTTGGGATCCCGTCTTGATCAGCCTTGTTCGTCGTGCAATGCCTAACCTTATGGCATATGATGTTTGTGGCGTTCAGCCAATGACTGGACCTACTGGTCTGATCTTTGCGATGAAAGCTCGCTACGACAAGTCTGCTGCTACTAACGATGGTACCAACGAAGCAATGGGTACTGCTGAAGTAAACACTTTCCATAGTTCTGATTCTGCTGACGGTGTTGGCCAAGAACCCGGTACTCTTGGTTCTTCAGGTTTATTTGGCGTAACCGATACAGATGGTGACAGCGACATTGGTGACCAACGAACTGGTCCCGTTTTTGGTAACGGAATGACTACTCCAACCGCTGAAGGCCTTGGCGCTGGAGCAGGTAACGATTTTGCCGAGATGGGTTTCTCAATCGAGAAGTCTTCTGTAGAAGCTAAGTCTCGTGCCCTGAAAGCTGAGTACTCACTTGAACTGGCACAAGATTTGAAAGCTATCCACGGTCTTGACGCTGAGACTGAATTGGCCAACATCTTGTCTACTGAGATCCTCGCGGAAATTAACCGTGAAGTTATCCGTACTATCAACAGCCAAGCTAAGACTGGTGCGAGTACAGCTAATGTTGTTACAAATGGTATCTTCGACCTCAGCACTGATGCTGATGGCCGTTGGTCTGCTGAGAAGTTCAAAGGTCTTATGGTCCAATTGGATCGTGAATGTAACGTAGTTGCTAAAGAAACTCGTCGTGGTAAAGGTAACATCGCAATCGTCTCTTCTGACGTTGCTACTGCCTTGGCTGCTTCTGGTGCATTGGACTATGCTCCTGCTCTTAGCACTAAGTTGGATGTTGATGATACTGGCAACACTTTTGCTGGTGTTCTTAATGGTCGAATCAAGGTTTACATCGATCCCTATTCAACTGCTGACTACGTCACTGTTGGTTATAAAGGTACTAACCCTTATGACGCTGGTGTATTCTACTGCCCTTACGTACCTCTTCAGATGGTTCGTGCTGTTGGCGAGAATGATTTCCAACCACGTATCGGGTTCAAGACTCGTTACGGTATGGCTTCAAACCCATTTGTTGGAACTACACGTAACGATCTGAAGGGCTTGGCTGCTGCCAAGACTAACCAATACTACCGTATCTTCCGTGTGGACAACATCCTCACATAGATTGGTATCTGGTTGAATAAGAGCAACATTATAATAATAACAGTTGCCTTAGGATTGCCCTCTTCGGAGGGCTTTTTTTTGTTCCGGGCAACGGCAAGAAGGTGCTAGATTTTGATGGCTTATTACCCCCAATCCATAGTGTATTTTACTCCCCAACTTTATAAGTATACCTACTGTCTCTGAACGCACGAGACAATTCTAGCACAACTCATTCCCAAAACAGGAAAACATTATGAAGAAAACTTTAATCTGTGCATCGGTAGCAGCAGCCTTATTTGCCGGCAACGCATTTGCTTCCGACTTATCCCTTGATGGGTCTATGGCTGTAACATCTGATTATCGCTTCCGTGGTATCAGTCAATCTAATGATGACGTTGCAGTGCAAGGTTCTATTAACCTTAACCATGTATCTGGTCTACACGCTGGCGTTTGGGGATCTTCTATTGACTTCAATAAAGTCGGTAATGAAGATGCTACTCTTGAACTCGACTACACCGCTGGGTATGTTTTTTCACTATCCGACGTTGCGGTTGATGTGGGTTATATTTACTACACCTATCCTAATGACGGTAGTAATGACAACAACGATTATGGTGAAGTTTATGCCGCTGCTGATTGGAACGGCTTTAACGTGGGTGTCAACTGGACTGACGATGGATACGCTAAAAGCGGAAAAGCAACGTATGTATATGGCGGATATAGTTACGACTTTGGTGTTGTAACTTTGGGTGCTCAAGTTGGTGAAACCTTCTTAGATACGGCTACATTCGCTAATGGCGATGACAAGTATTTCAACTTTGAAGTATCGGCTACGGTAACTTTGCTCGAAAAGTTAGATGTGGAAGTCGCTTATGTTGGTACTGACTTGAGCAAGAATGATATTGGTGGGCTGGACTGGGCACAAAACGCTGCGGTAGCCACTATTACTCTTAATCTCTAGTCTACAATTTTTGTATAAATACTCATTGACTTGCCTTCGAATCTGGGGGCAAGTCAATTATCACACATCACACACATAAGGAGACATTTATGTCTAGCAACAAAACTCCGTTCGAACTCAGGTTCGACATCTTCAACGAAGCAAAAAGTATACTCGGTGAGCAATACTACAGTGAAAGAGAAGATGCACTTTCTCGACACCAGATTGAGACAGAAGCGGGAAAGAAACCTGAATTTCCAGAACTACCATCATACCCATCTTTTTCTGAGATCAGAGATATGGCACAGCGTATAAACACGTTCGTGTCTGATGGCAAATAATAACCATCTGCTGTATCCGAGGCCCGAAAGGGCCTTTTTTTTGACTTATAAATAGTGTAGACAACCAATTGGATTTATAGGATAATACACCATGGCTTCTACCATTAATGACGTCAACTTGTTCCAGCCCACGGGCTTCCAGATTAGCATTGACCGGGCAAACTTCTCAGCTATTACTTTTTTTGCGCAGCAGGTGATGCACCCTAGTATGTCAACTAATCCAGCCGAATTCATGGTTCCGAGGATAACCAGTATTCCGATGCCAGCAGATACGGTTACTTTTGGTGAACTTAGCATTCAGGGAATACTCGATGAGAACTTCAAAGCGTACAAAGAAATATACACTTGGATGCTAAAGTTGGTCAACAGTAATTTCTTACCAGCTGGGTCTAGGACTGCCACCGAACCACCTAGTCACTGTGACATTACGGTCATAGCTTTGACCAGTGCCAACAACCCCAACATTACAATTAAATATAGAGACTGCGTGCCTACGAGTGTGGGTGATATAACATTTGACGCATCCCAATCGGATGTATCTGTTGTAGTATTTCCCACGACGTTTAAATTTTCACACTTCGAAGTTATCTAACTGAGGAAAACTTATATTATGGATATAGATCTTATTATGGACCAGTGGAAGAACGATTGTGTAATCGATCCCTACAAACTAGATGATACTTCGCGCAACACCCCTATGCTGCACGCGAAGTATCTTCATCTCCTCTCTAAAGCTAAATTGCGATACAAAAACTGTCAACTGCAGCAGAAGACTCTATTGCTAAAGAAGTGGAAATATTACAATGGAAAAATGGATGAGGCTGAGATTGTAGCTACCGGTTGGGACCTAGATCCTTTGAATGGTCTCAAAGTGCTCAAAGGTGATATGGACCTATACTACGATAGCGATAAAGAAATTCAGGAGAGTGAAGCTGATATCGCATACTATAAAATGATGATAGATACATTAACGGATATAGTAGATAGCCTTAAATGGCGACATCAGACAATTGGCAACATGATTAAATGGAAGCAATTTGAAGCCGGTGGATAATCAAATAAAAATTACCATGTTGAACCATAGCACCATGCACGTGGACGCTGATCGTGGTATTCAACAGGAGTTATCAGAGCATTTCTCATTCTTTGTGGAGGGGTATAAATTTATGCCAACATACCGCAATAGAGTTTGGGATGGCAAGATCCGTCTGTTTAATCTTCTGACCAGTGAGTTGCCGGTTGGTTTATATCTCGACGTAGCTAAATTAGCCCAGACACGTGGATACCCGATTATATTGGTTGATACAGTATATGGTATGCCCCTACGCAGAGACTTCGTAGACGCTGAGACGGTTACCGACTTTACAAGGAGCATAGACCTACCTTACCCTGCCTATGACTATCAGCTCGCCGCTATACATCATATAGCGATGTTTAAACGCGGCATTCTACTATCGCCTACAGGTTCCGGTAAGTCGCTGATGATATATGCCTTGATGAGATGGTACATGAAACACGAGACCGGGGATATTCTTATAGTCGTTCCCACTACAGGTCTTGTTGAGCAAATGCAGGGTGACTTCGAGGACTATGGATTCAGTAGAGATAACATCCATACGATATACTCCGGTAAAGATAAAAATACAGATAAGCGAATAATCCTGTCAACATGGCAAAGCATATACAAGCTAAGCCCCGTTTGGTTCAAAAGGTTTGGGTGTATCTTTGGTGATGAGTGTCACGGATTTGCAGCTAAGTCTCTATCAAGCATAATGAATAAAAGCCACAACGCTCAATATCGTATTGGTACCACCGGAACGTTGGATGGTACCAAGACTCACGAGATGGTGCTCAAAGCACTATATGGTCCGGTTATGAATGTGACCACAACTAAGAAACTACAAGATCAAGGCACCTTGGCGGCACTAGACATTGATATCATCCAGCTAAACTATCCCAAGCATGTGCGGGAGAGTTGGGGCAAAAAGAAGTATCAGGATGAGATCAAGTTTATTACTCAATATGAGCCCCGCAACAAGTTTATATCTAACTTATCGGTTGGACTAAAAGGAAACACCCTTGTACTGTTTCGACTGGTTGATCATGGTAAGGTTTTGTTTGACCTCACTAAGCCCCTAATTGATCCTAACCGCAAAATGTATTACATCCATGGTGGTGTAGGAACAAGCGATAGAGATGCTGTGCGACACATTGTCGAGAAGCAGGACGATGCTATCATATACGCATCCATGGGCACCTTTAGTACAGGTATAAATATACGCAACATACATAACATTGTCTTTGCTTCTCCATCCAAGGGACAAATTAAGGTACTACAGTCTATTGGAAGGGGACTGAGATTAGCTGATAACGGCACAACAACTAAGTTGTACGATATTGTTGACGATGCCCGTCATATGGGGTATAATAACTTTG